CTGCGTAGAGGATGTCGCCTCTATAACAGTAGAACGCTTTCTACAGCAGTAACCATTAAGTCACTAGAGGGAGTGACAAATTGCTCTTAATCTAACATCAAATGTTAAATCAAGTAAACAACTGGTTAATTGCCGGAGGAGGCATCAAGAAGTTAACTGACTTCTTGGTGCTCCTATTTGGTGTGAGTGCATTGTCCGACCTCGGTCGGTCAATACGCTCCCTCTACCGGAACAATGGTGCTGAATTTACTGTCTTATACTTGAAAGAGTGTAAGAGGGTAGTTGAGCACTATTGCTCTGGTGGGGCTCTCAATAATACCATTAGTCCGCCGTTCGTCGGTTTAAGAAAGGGTTTACCTTCTTTCTTACCGGCGGACCTGAGAAAACGGATCCGCGGGGGTGACAGGATAGGCATCATGCTATCCTTGACACTCCTAGGGCTTTATCGGGGACTAGTTGTCCCTCCTAAAGTCAAGGTCGAGACCATAACCGATGGTTACTCTGGAGAGAGTGACCATCTGTTAGGGTTTTCGGACACCGTTGGACGTTTTCTTAGCCATCTGCAGATAGGGAAGCTCAAGAAGCCCCGACTGTGGTTAAGTACTAGTGTAGGACCTCATGGGATGATGGGTAGTGTTAGTGCCATCAGAGATGCAGCCTCGCTGATCTCTGGTGTTCATGAAACTATTCGTTTATTTCAGAGGGAATACGCTAGTGCAGTCTATGGCCGGAAGTATAGAATCTGGTTTGAGATACAGATCAGGTTCTTTGCCTTCGTCCATTGGATACTTTATCCGTCTTGGACGGCGCTGTCTGGGGTCACCTCCTGGCTTAGCAGGCTTCATCGTATTGAGGAGCCTGCCGGGAAAGTGCGTATAGTCGCCATCACTGATTATTGGACACAGCTTCTTATGAGGCCTGTCCATAATTTAGTGTTTGACGTCTTACGTACAATCCCTCAGGATGGTACCTTTGACCAGGAAGCCTGTGTAACCCGCCTCAAAGATTCGATCCTCTTGAGGTTGGGTGAGCATGGTAAGGAGTTTACCGTTTACTCATATGACTTGTCTGCTGCGACTGACAGAATGCCAGTGCACCTGTACCAAGAGTTGCTTTCTCATATCATCGGATTTGAGGAGGCAACTCTTTGGAAGCATCTCTTAACCGCCCGTAAATGGTGGGACAGAGATTCTGTGTGGAGTGTGGTTGAGGGACTCCGCCCGGATGGACCCTGGCTTTCTCGTTTGTATGCAGTTGGGCAGCCTATGGGGGCTTATTCGTCTTGGGCATTATTGGCTCTGGCACACCATGCCTTGGTTCAATATTGCGCAGGCCTTATAGGTCGTACCTCATGGTTTGAAGATTACGGTATCGTCGGGGACGATATCGTGATTTTCGACCATGAGGTAGCGAAGCGGTATCGCGAGGTGATGTCGGAACTAGGGGTCGTTATATCGGAGGAGAAATCCCTGATATCTCGTTCGGGTGTATTCGAGTTTTGTAAGAGGCTCGTTACACCTCAGGGCGACGTGAGTGGGATACCGGTTAAACTGTTGTATCAAGTTTTCCGTTATCCCATAGATGCGGGTGTCGTTTTTCGACACCTTCACCGCCGTGGCTTTGCCTTATTTCCCATCGCCGTTGCGCGTGCAATTTCCTTGCTTTCGGCACGTTCTGTTGACCTTAAGAAAGCCATCAGAACGTATCCAGTCAGTATCAGAGTTGCACTCACAACTTTGGTGCAGCCTGCCTATCCATGGTGGAGGGGTATCTGGTTGGTGGTCCATGTGTCCCGCCTCTCAGTAGTTGATCTTCATGAGATCCTAACTGTAGGATCTAAGATCCCTACTGATGAGCTCGGTGCATATGGCCTCCTTGAGACTACCTCCTTCCAAGGTTGGCTGGGCCGCCTTCATCCAGGTAAATGGATGGACTCACTGAAAACAGTGAGCCCGGGTGTTCAACGCTGGCTCTTAAAGAGTTGGCCCCTTACAGGGCTTAAACAATTGGGAGTTAGTTCGGAGATC